CTGGAATACGTAGACCTAATGCAATTCCACCTGAAAGACAGGGCTTGCGTTCTATAATGATTAATGGTAAAAAATACTAGGAGTATAAATGGCAGAAATAGATAAAGCACTCCCTAACGTTCGACATGAGATAAAAGTACCTGGCGCACAGGCACCAACTGATGTTGACATTACGGAAGAACAACAAAAACAACCAATAGAAGTTACACCTGATCAAGATGGTGGTGCTACAGTTAACTTTGATCCAAGAGCCGTGAACCAGGCTCAGTCAACCACGCACTTTGATAATTTAGCCGACATACTTCCAGAAACAGTTATTGATCCAGTTGGCATTCAACTTAGACAAAATTACACGGACTATAAAATGTCCAGAAAAGATTGGGAACAATCTTACATTAAAGGACTAGATCTTTTAGGTTTTAAATATGATAATCGAAACGAACCTTTCCAAGGAGCTAGTGGTGCAACGCACCCAGTTTTAGCTGAAGCAGTAACACAGTTTCAAGCATTAGCTTATAAAGAATTATTACCAGCAGATGGTCCTGTTAGAACCCAAGTTATTGGAATATCTAATCCTGCTAAAGAAGCTCAAGGACAAAGAGTTAAAGATTTTATGAATTATCAATTAATGGATCAGATGAAAGAATATGAACCAGAATTTGATCAAATGTTATTCCATCTACCCTTAAGCGGTTCTACTTTTAAGAAAGTTTATTATGATGATCTTTTAGGAAGAGCCGTTTCAAAATTTATACCTGCGGATGATCTCGTTGTTCCGTATACAGCTACCTCATTAGACGATGCGGAAGCAGTGATTCATGTTGTAAAAATGTCTGAAAATGACTTAAGAAAACAGCAGGTCAATGGCTTTTACTCTGACATTGAATTATCAAAACCAATGTCAGCTGTAAATGCAGATCAAGTAGATGACAAGAAAAGAGAATTAGAAGGAACATCTAAATCAACAAGAGTTGAAAGTGTATACACTCTACTAGAGTGTCACGTTAATTTAGATTTAGAAGGTTTCGAAGATGTTGGCAAAGATGGAGAGCCAACTGGAATAAAATTACCTTACATCGTAACAATCGACGAAGGTAGTCAAAAGGTTTTGTCGATAAGACGAAACTATGCGCCCAATGATCCACTTAGAAATAAGATCCAATATTTCGTCCACTTCAAGTTTCTGCCAGGACTAGGATTTTATGGCTTTGGACTCATTCATATGATTGGCGGCTTGAGCAGAACGGCAACGTCTGCTCTCCGTCAATTATTAGACGCAGGTACGTTATCAAACTTACCAGCAGGATTTAAACAACGTGGTGTCAGAGTTAAAGATGACGCTACACCGATACAACCAGGAGAATTCAAAGATGTTGACACACCTGGTGGTAATCTAAAAGATGCATTTGTATTTTTACCATACAAAGAACCCTCAGCTACATTATTGCAGTTGATGGGAATTGTAGTAACAGCAGGACAGAGATTCGCGTCCATTGCTGACATGCAGGTCGGGGACGGGAACCAAGGCGCAGCAGTTGGTACGACCGTAGCTCTTTTAGAACGTGGTTCGAGGGTAATGTCAGCAATCCATAAAAGAGTATACTCAGCACTTAAAAAAGAATTTAAACTGTTAGCAAAAGTTTTTGCACAGTATTTACCACCTGAATATCCATATGATGTTGTAGGTGGCCAAAGAAATATTAAAGTTACAGATTTTGATGAAAGGGTAGATATTGTACCAATTGCAGATCCAAATATTTTCTCAATGTCACAAAGATTAACATTAGCTCAAACTGGTTTACAGTTAGCTATGTCTAATCCACAAATGCACAATTTATACATGGCATTTAGAAAAATGTATGAAGCATTAGGAATAAAAGATATTGATAGAATATTACCACCTCCTCCACCCAATGCACCTAAAGATCCATCGTTAGAACACATTGATGCATTAGGAGGAAAACCTTTTCAAGCTTTTCCAGGTCAAGATCATAGAGCACACGTTACAGCTCACTTGAATTTTATGTCAACTAATATGGTTAGAAATAATCCAATGGTTATGGCTGCCTTACAAAAAAATATTTTAGAGCATATTTCTTTAATGGCTACAGAACAAGTTCAATTAGAGTTCAGAGAGCAGATTCAACAATTACAAGTTCTTTCTCAACAAGCAGCACAAAATCCACAAGCACAACAACAAGTGCAACAAATGCAACAAACTATTGAAGCAAGAAAAGCAGTATTGATTGCAGAAATGACTGAAGACTTTATGAAAGAGGAAAAAACAATTACTTCACAATTCGACCATGATCCACTATTAAAACTTAAGTCTAGAGAAGTAGATTTAAGAGCTATGGAGAATGAACGTAAACAACAAGAGATGAAGAAAAGACAAGAAATTGACCAAGCTAAATTAGTTCAAGCTAGAGATATTACGGACGATAAGCTTAAACAGGACGAAGAATTAGCAGAATTAAGAGCAGATACGTCAATTGAAAAACAAGAGATGGCTAATGAAAATAGATTGTCTCTTGCAAAAATGAAACCAACGGGTATAAGTAAATAATTATGATGAACTATAAAAAAGGTGGCAAACCTTTTAAATTTGACGATTCTAAAGTTGTTGTTGATCCTAGATCAGAAACAAGTTTTAGAGGAAAGTCGTACCTATCAGTAGGTACTAAGGAAAAATTTAAAAAAGGCAAAGCTGCTACTGGATATAATAAAAAAGACGTAACTTGGTATTAGTATGTGGTTTAGTGCAGTTAAACTTGCTTTAAACGCTGGAACACATATTTACAAGAAGCGTCAAGAGACAAAGATGGCTATGGCGGATGCACAATTTATGCATGCGCAGAAGATGGCCAGTGGTGAGGAATCTTACCAGGGCAAACTTTTAGAAGCCCGTCAGAATGACTACAAGGACGAGGTCGTCCTTTGCATTCTCACACTCCCAATTTTGGTGCTCGCATATGGGGTCTGGTCAGATGACCCTGCGGCTATGGAGAAGATAAAAATGTTCTTTGAGCATTTCCAGGCATTGCCATCATGGTTTACAAATTTATGGATCCTTGTCTGCGCCAGTATTTTTGGTATAAAGGGAACACAAATATTTCGTAATGGAGGAAAAAAATAATGGTTAGTTGGTTAGTAAAATGGGGCGTTAAAAAAGGTTTAAGAAAAACTCCTTTAAATTTTGGAAAAACATCACCTACTATAACTAGTCTTAAAGGAAAGTACAATATTGGTTCGGCTGCCAAGATTAAATCTAAAGCAGCTAAAGCAAAATTAGATACAGCTAAATCTAGTTTAAAGCGAACTTTCTCTAAAACAGATGAAAGTCTTAAAAAATTAAAAGAAACAACAGAAGAAACTAAAAGATATTTATTAAATCTACCACCAAAGAAAAAATAATGGTAAACCCAAGATATAAACCCTTTAATGGTAATTCTAGAAAGCCTATTAAAAAACAGGCAGAAGTAAAATTAAGTGATACAAAAACAGATTTTGTATATCCTGCAAAGGAAGAATACATTGGATCGCATATTAAAAGTGATCTAGCAGGTGCACCTGTTTCAAATAAAAGTTATGAGAAATATTATAAAGATCTAATATGAGTTTAGAAAGTGTAGTCTATAGACTACAAAGAAATTTGGATAAAAGAATACAGCAATTGGCAATCTCTGTAACGTCTGGTGGGGTTGACAATATGGAAACATATAAGTATATTATCGGACAAATAAACGCCCTAGAGGCAACTAAACAGGAAATCTCTAACCTGCTTAATGAAAAGGAGCAAAATGAAGGAACAGTCGTCGACATCAACACCAAAAATTCATCTACCCAATAAAGACTTAGTTGGTTTACAAAGATCAGAAGAACAAAAAGAAGTTACAAAAGAAAAAACAAAATTACCAAAACCTACTGGTTGGAGACTTATAGTTTTACCATTTAAAATGGATGAAAAAACTAAAGGTGGAATCATTATGAATGAATCTACTTTAGAAAAACAACAAGTAGCATCACAATGTGGAAACGTACTAGCTATGGGCCCACAATGTTATATGGATAAAGAGAGATATCCTCATGGACCATGGTGCAAGGTTGGTGATTGGGTGATCTTTGCGCGTTATGCAGGGTCACGTATACAAATTGAAGGTGGGGAAGTTCGTCTTTTAAATGAAGATGAAGTTTTAGCAACGGTTCAGGACCCAACAGATATCCTGCACAAATACTAACATAGGAAGGAACTATGCCAGAAGAAAATAAGATAAAACAAGAAGATCCAAAAGTAGATTTAGATACTTCAGGACCTGAAGTAGATGTATCTTTACCAGA